CTAGCCAGTGATTTCGCTGATATTCAGGTCGGGAATCGCCTCTGACCAGATGATCTCGGCGTGGTCCCGCTGGTAGTTTTTGGTCATTGCCTCGCTCGCGTGACCGGCGATTTTCTGCCCGTCCTTTCCTGCTTTCTGATACAGGTGCAGTGATAGCGCTCGCACTTCGTGGAAGCCTGGCATCTCCTCTTCTTTCCAGCCTTTGTAGCAGCCTGCCAGTTCCCGGGCCTCTTTGAAGGCTCGCGTCAAATATCGCTCTTCCACCTGCGTCCAATGCTCTTTCGTCTGCGCCTGTTTCTGTTTCAGGCGATCCGGTCGGCGGTGAACCAAATAAGGGGAAGCGATATCATCCCGGCACCGGCTGATCACTGCCTGGAGTTCATCGGTCACCTTGAACCGGATCCATGCCGCGTCACTGGCCTTGGCCGTCTTCTGCTGCACTACGTACAGAAACCCCTCCCGAACCCCGTCGAACCGCATATTTAGGATGTCGGTGCGGCGCTGTGCGGTGATCAGTGCCAAGTCGATCGCGTTCTGCAGCCAGGCGGGCGACTTCTCTCGAATGGCTTTCAGGCCTTCGATGGTGTGCCGCTTGCGCTGCTTCTTCTCGATCCGGTTGATGGTACTGGCCGCCGGGTTGTCCGGGCACAGCCCCTTGGCTGCCGCGTGGTTGAATATGTCGATCAGCAAGGCCCGGCACTGATTGGCAGTGCGTGGGGTGAGGGCGTCCAGCATCTCAGCGATCATGCGGATCGTGATCTGGTCGATGGCCTTTCCCTCAAACTGCTTTCTGAACCGGCGAAAGTGAACGGCGTACAGACCCAGGGTGCCCTTGGCTAGCTCGCGCGGTGGTAGAACGTCGTGCTCATAGGTATCGAGGAAGCCGGCGAATGATTCGATCGAGTTCCCCATCACGGTGCCAACCAAGTCGGCGCCGCGCAGGAACTCCAGGTTCAACTGCTTCGCCGCATCGATGGCTTTCAGGCGATCAGAGCCGAACGGGAAGAACTTCCCGTCGGTTGGCCGTCGATAGCGATATGTCCCGCGGCGCGCATCGAAGTACAGATTCTGCGGAAGGCTCTTGTTCGCAGCTTTGCGCGGCCTTGGTGCCATCATGCAGCTCCTTTCAATACCATCGCGACGAGGTCGTTGCCGGCTGACTTGGTGAATGCAGTCCAGTCAACGTACCAGAGCTTGCCTATCTGCTCGCCTGGGAGCTGACCATTGCGGATATAGTTGCGGATCGCCTGGGGGCAGGGCGGCGTTCCGTTCACCCCCCAGCGTCGGCGCTGAAACTCGCTGATCTTGATCAGTTCTCGATTCATTATTGGTGATCTCCTTGCGGCTCAGGGCCTGGCCCGCTGGACGATGTAGATAGCGATGCATGCGGTGGCGCATATCCACAGCATCGAGCCGAAGCCCCCGACAATGAGGGCAGCTTCAGTCCCGCTCTCCCACATGCTGGGGACGGCATAGAGGAACCAGAGCAGGGTGATCAGCAGGTAGGCCAGCATGCCGACCAGGATCTCGAAGAGTTTTTTTGCAGACATGGGGAATCCTCGCCCGCGCATGGCAGGCCTTCAGGTTTATTCAGAATTGTGTGCGGGACAGTTGTCGCGACAGTTTGTAAAGTTGCGCCGCTCGACCGGCCCAGCGCGTTCGTAAAGGGGCGAATGTGCTGGCCGGGACGGGCGCCAGTTCAGATTGTTGATGCGGAGCTTTCGGAAGGATCTTATGGTCGCCGGCGTTGCGCGCGGCTATGGTTTCAGCGTTCGCCCGGCCCGTTGTCCTGGCTATCCGTCGACTTTCCGGTGGGCTGTGGCGGACTCCTATTGCTTGGCCAGCTCCTCGGGAACGCTGACCGTATTGCCCAGTTTTGCGGCGACGATGGCTCGGCAGGCGGCGATCAGGTGAGATTCCCCGCGGCTTTTTAGATCGCTGCCTTGCACGAAAGCCCAGACCATGCTGTTGAAATGATTTACCTCAAATTCGGGCATGTACTTCTCGATCAGCGGGCCGCCCTGGCCCCAGCTGGTTGATGGCTGCCAGTGGGTGCCAATGCAGCGATCCCCCGAGTACCAGTAGGCATGCTTCAGGCCGTCCGGGGTGTGCTGGCGCATTCCTTCAGCCTTCGCAACAGCCCAGTCCAGCGCCGGCCCGATCAGGTCGGCAGTCTTCACTTCGATCATGTCGTTCATCGCTTCGGCCCCGTGTAGATCAACCAGGCCATAAGGAGAGGCGCTGCGGTTGGGAAGATGATCATCAGTAATCCCCCCAGCCCAAGCTTTGGATGTGCTCGTTGGGGATGATCAACTTTTCAGCGTCGGGCGCCTCACTCATCACCAACAAGTCACCGAAGTAACCCAGTGCCGCGCGGGCGCGCTCCAGGGTCAGTTCGGCATGTCCTAGCTGACGCGACTTGCGCAATTTGTAGGAGCGAAGGGCGTGGGCTTTGTCTGGATAGGCAAAGCGCTTGCTATGTGCGTCGCTCTCCTTGAGCACGCGCTTGCGGCGCTTCTTCACGGCGTCTGCCGTCCAACTGTGCTGGTAGCCGTTAATCATGTTGACGGTGTATTTGTCGGCGATGTACCAGCACCGCGCTGTTTCACCGATCACCGTGTAAGTGATGCAATGCACTTCAAGACCATCCGGACCAATTGTGTCGATGTAGCGGTAGTGGTCTGGACCTGTCTTTTTGATTTCTTCAGGCATGACTTCGTTCTTGCCGCTATAGCGGCTGACTTTGAGGGGGGAGTGGTAATTAGGTTCGGATGAACTATCGTAAGGTCGCGCAGATATCCAGGGCGTTCTCTTATTCGGTCAGGAGTGGTTGATATGGATGCAATTCAAGCGAGTACGATTATTGATTCGTTGGCCGACAGTATTAAGGCCAATCCCGACCAATTTACTATTCAAATTAGAGTTATTGGGCAAAGTGTTGTTTCGCATGGCGGTATCGGCATGAGCGTGTCTGTCACTGGTGGTGGGCCGGGATCAAGTACTGTCGGAAACAGTGTTCATATGGGTAGTGGCACTATAGAAATCGCCACCGGAAAAGCCGATGCGGCAATGGTCGAGCAGATGGCTGGGCTTGCTGAGGCCTTAAGTCAGATTTCACAGCAGCTCAAATCTGGCAGTCCAGATAAAAGCCTTATTCGTTCCACAATTGACGCACTTCAAAAGTCATGGGTGCCAGCAGCTATAACCGCCGTTATTTCTGCTGTCACGAAGTCTGTATTGGGCGGTTGATCTAGACGGTATTGAGTTTCTAAATCAGTAGAGATCAGTTATCCGTCCTGGAGTAGGTGCTCTAGGGCACCTTCACGCCGTTGACTAGAAAGCTCCAGTCATTACGCAATTTGCTGGTGATGAGCTGCCTCCTGCTAATGTTCCTGGCGCAGCGCCTGCTGTACCGCCTCGACAACCCGGCGCAGGTACGTGAACTTATGGCTTTCTTCGACAGCCTTGCCGTCGATGGGGTAATGCCACTCCTCGCCGAATAGCTCGGTCAGCAGCGTGCTGTGGTGCCAGCATTCATTTGGCCGCGTAGAACATCGATGTCATGCCAAAGCTCGCGGGCCTCGCCCTTACTCAGCTCGCCCAGTTCCCAATCATGGCGCCCGGTCTGTTGTCGGCGGCGTTGGACGATGCACTTCTTAGCCAGAGCATGCAGGGCGTTACCGCTGAAAACCGTCGAACTGATTCCGCGATCCAAACAGTTCAGGACGTAGTCCCAGCCACAGTCGGCAACGAACTCAGCGACAGTGCAGGGTCCCATGCCGCCCCAGTATGCGTTCCAGCTGTTGTCCCAGCAGTTGATGGTGATTTTGCCCTGGGCTGTCTGATAGTTCGGGTTGGACTCAGTCGGGCAAGCGCGTCTGCCGAAGTCTTCCAGGAACACAGTGATCGGGTCGAGACGGGGCGCGCCATGGACTACCAGCTTTGTGACTGTCGAGCGTTCAACCTTCAACGGCTCGGCCGGCTTGTTTTCTGTGGGCATGGGGAGTCCTTGCCGGGCCATGCCCTGGCGACTGATTGGCTTATAGGTGCCTGTTATCCATCTCGAGGTAGGGGCTAATCCCTGAAGAGAAGGACGGTATATGGCACAAGTTCTGGACTGGCTGGATCTACTTATCGCGATACTCGAGCTGATCAACCTGATCATCAGCTTGTGGCGCGGAACGCAATAAGCATGGGGTGATACGATGGGCCTTCACCGAACTGGGAAGGCCCATGACAAAGCACGATATCCATGACGAGCTGGAAGGATTTCAGCTCTGGAACTACATGGAGTGCGAGAAAGACGAGGAAGGTCGGGAGACCTGGCGGATCAACGTCGAGGTGAAGCAGGGCGGGGAAGTGGTAGTGCCGGTTGTCGCTGGTGATCGCACCTTTCCCGACCGCGGTCTGGCCCAGGTCGCCGGCCGAGAGCTTGGGGCTAAGTTGCTGGCGGAGCGCGGTTAAGCCGCTTTCAACAAGGCCTCTATAACGCGCTGGCCCGCCAGAGGCGGCACTGCGTTTCCAGCCATATGCATGGTCAGTCGGTGGTTGTCCGGGCGCAGGGTGTTAGCCGGGAACGACTGAGCGGCCAGGGCCTCGTCGGCGCTGAGCATGCGCATGTTGTCTCCGTCGACCAGCGCCCAGCGGTCCAAGGTGGTGATGGTGCCAATCGGGCGGTTGATGTCGCGGCCGGTGGTGCCCGAGCCCTTGCCGTAGTACGGCATGATGAAACGGTCACCGAAGCGGGCCCGGCCATTGCGCACTCTGTCGAGTGTGGCCTGGGCCCGTCCCGGCTTCTCGATCGGCGACCAGCGCCCGGTGTCGAAGTTGAGGAAGTTGGCGGCAGGGACATGCTGTCGCTTATGCAACTCGAGCATCAGTGGCGCTTGGCTTCGCGTCAGCACCAGGAACAGCCGGACGCGGTGTTGCGGCACACCCAGATCAGCACAATCAACGACATGCGGCGCGACCTGATAGCCCAGGGCCTGGACTGCCTGCACCCAGGCCGGATACAGAGCCCAGTTCGTAAACTCGGGTACGTTTTCAACGAGGCTGAATTGCGGCCTGTGAAACTCCAGAGCAGAGACAACGGCCCAGGCCGTAGACCTTGACGAGTCATGCTGTGGGTTTCCATTGGCCTTCCCGCGCGCCGGGCTGTGGCCCTGGCAACATGGCGATGCTAGAAGCAGGTCATGAGCTGGTACTTGATCCCAGTGGGCCTGATGCAAGTCCTGGCAAACGTGCTGGGTGTCAGGGTGGTTTGCGCTGTGCCATTCAACGGCAACCGGCCAGTGGTTTGCCGCCCAGAGAACCTGGACGCCTGCGGCGCGCGCGCCGGTGCTCCATCCGCCGAGGCCGGCGAACAGGTCGATTGCTGTGGGCATGGGGTTTCCTCGCCGGTATATTGGCCGTTTGAATTTTCGTCAGGTGAGGGAAGATGACTGATTCGGGAATGATGCGGGTTTACCATTTCTGCGATGAAGTTTACGGTTTGCAGAACATTGAAAAGTCCAGATTGAAGGTCGCAACTATTATGGATCTTAATGATCCATTCGAAATGGTGTGCTACTCATCTCCCGATAAGGACGTTCGAAAAAAGCTAAACGATTTTAAAAGAGTAATTGCTAGTAAATTTGGGTTGCTATGTTTTAGTCAGTCATTTCGAAGCCCTGTTCAGTGGGCTCATTACGCCAATAAGCATAAGGGGCTCTGTTTAGCATTTGATGTGCCTAAGCACAATATGCATTTTGTTGAGTATAAATTTGGAAGAATTGGCTTTGATGTTGCTCAGTACGCAGATTTAGATAAGCGCGAACGATCTGAGATGATGCAAAAGCAGCTTCGCATTAAACACTCCCAATGGCGATATGAACGAGAGGTTCGTCGAATATTTCTGTTGTCTGATGCAGATCATGAAAAGGGTTTGTATTTTAGATCTTTCGATAGTATTGGGACATTGAGCCAAGTAATTGTTGGCTGTAACTCAGACATTGGTCCTCAGGATTTAAACCAACAGTTGGGTGCCCGCAAGGACTCGGTCGAGTGCTTCAAGGTTCGCACTGCGTTTCAGTCCTACAAAATAGTAAGAAATAAGGACGGCAGCCTTTGGCGCTGAACTACCGGCCAATGCAATTTTGTTGACCGAGCGGGATCCTCGCCGGCTGGCGTGAATCGTAGAAGTGAGGTATTTGTGGTGTTCAATCACATTTGAATTGGATACATATGGAAAACGTCAAGCCATGTCATTACGAGCAGGCGGTACTTCGAGCAAGAAGGGGGTTCGTATTGTATGCGATCCTTGCGATCTTGGCCCCGATTACAGCAGTTGCACTCTGTTATGGATTTGAGAAACCAAGTACCTGGATCGGTCGCGGCGGAGCAATAATGGCGGGGCTTTCTTTTCTTGCTGATATGAAGGCGCGCGATATGGCGGCCGTGTTCAAGCCTTCTGGCTATGTTGGGATCTCGTTCAGCTCCACCCGAACAAAGTACCTTCCCCAAATATCGTTCTTCCTAAAGGTGTCGGTGGGGCTCGTGTTGCTTGGCACGGCGGTATGGGGTTTCGGCGACCTATTGCCATCAGGTGGTTGATCTTAACCATTTCGCGCAATAGATGAGGACGCCTATAAGGATGCTTCACCGGCATCGACCTTCCGAAGCTCCATCACCTCGATGCGCTGTGTACCGTCAGTGATCACCCAGCAAGGCAGCTCAAGGTTTCGGAAGGTTCCGTGGTAGCTGCGATAGGCGCCGAGTGCTGCCTTCCTGAACGAGTCGGCAGCGACCCGGCCAATCGGCATTGGGCTACCCCCCAGTAGACTCAGCTCGTACACCGTTGCATTGGCGATGCGCTTCGACGCCGCGCGGATCGTATTCGGGGAGAGCTTGAAGTCCTGGGCGACCTCGGCAACGTGCTTGTAGGTTAGGGCGTCGTGGATCTGCTGGTCGCGAGCGGCATTACGCAGGCCCGCATAGATGACTGCTTGCATGGGTTTTCCTCAGGATGGCGCCGCCCTTCGTGACCGTATGCGGCATGATGGCTATTTGGTGTATTCTCCGTCGTCCACATGGCAAGGAGGCAAGAATGGGCGTATCTAATGTGCAGGATGAATACTGGGCTGAACTGCAGACAATCAGGACTCATGCCTATTATTTGGCTTTGTATCAAGAACAGTCAGAGTCCTTCGAACGATGGATCAACATTACTCTGGCAGTCGCTTCATCTAGCAGTATAGCCGCATGGGCTATTTGGAAAGATCACGCCTTTGTTTGGTCAGTATTTATTGCGCTAACGCAACTATTGTCGGTTGCTTACAAATTTTTGCCATTTAAGTCTCGAATTAAGCCGCTGAGTAGTGCGTCTATTGAAATGTCAGTGTTGGCAGATGAGGCGGAAAAGGAATGGTATAGGGTAAGTAATGGCGACTTCTCAGGTGGAGAGGTTAATGATAAGAGGTTTTCGCTGCGGAAGCGAAGCTCAAAGATTATGAGCAACTTTTCTACTGTCTCACTACCTAAGAGTGAACGATTATTAGCAAAGGCTAAGAATGAAACTGTGACCTATCTATCTGGGATTTATGGGGAGTAAAAACTTATGGCGAAAGAAACTGAAAAACCAGGAAGGCCACGGCCCAAAGAGTGGGTTTATAGTCCGGAGAGTTATAAGCTACCTCCTGTGGATAACATCCTACCTACCCCAAAGGTCAAACCTTTGAAGCCCGAGCCTGAGAAGAAATAACTAGTCTGCTGGTTGTTCTTCAATTTGTATGGTGGCAATTTGGTTAGGGTTGGGGTATTACGAGTGACCGGCATGGGGCCGGGTCAAGGAGGCATTTGTGACGCGAGACGAGTTTTGGGGGCGGGCAGTTGCGCTAGAGGCGAAACTCAACAAGCACCTTGAAGTGGCGAGGAAGTTTCGGGAAGCAGACCCAAGCCTTTCTGCGCCAGGCGCAATCGAGGATTATCAAAAGCTGAATGCTGAGTCCACCCAGGCGTCCAATGACTGGTACAACTTTTGCTCAGCCAACGCTAAATATGTGAGCTGAATCATCAGCATGCTCTTGCGGCTGAGAGAAAGGGTCTTATGACTCTTCAGCGTCGAGTCGTGCCGCCTGGCGCTGGCCGACGGCCTGAATCATCCGCGCCACGTTTTCACTAACTTGTATTTTGTGGCGCGGACTTTCAATCGCTTGATAGGAGAGCGTTGGGCCGAGGGCATGAGCGTTCCGGATCAAGTTCTGCACTGCCTCGCTGATTTCCTCGATGTCGTTCCAGGCCATCAAATCATCCAGCTTCTGTCGCGTGCCGAGCCTGAGCCGGTGCCGCAACTCCTTCTCGTCGTACTCGATCCGCTTCAGCGCAGCTTTGGCCGATCGTTCTTTTCCACTCTTGGCCATGGCCTACCTCTTCAATCCCGCTGGCCGGCAGTGCCAGCCAGGTCTGTCGTTTGCGTTGTTGGGTGCGGGCTATGCGACGCATGAAGTGCAGCCGCGCTGTGCTTTTGGATAGTCGATCCCGTGTTCGGTCAGGATTCGCTCAAGAGTCGTGTTCGCGATACCAAGCTTCCCGCACACCTGGCGCCGAGTAATGCCCAGCTCCTTGAACGCCTTGATACGCTCGGCGAGCTTCGCGTCCCTGGCCTTCATTTGCTCAGTTCGATGGGCGTCGTTCGCGCCGCCGCAGACTGGGCGTTTGAACGTCAGGCCGTAGTCCTGAGCGGTGCTGTAGAGCTGCCGACGGCCGATCCCCAGAGTTTCCACAATCTCAGACTGGGTGTGCGTGGGCGCCATGTCTTTGATCTTTTCGACCAGGGCCATTCGCTTCTGGTGGCGAATGTCCGCCGGGGTGAGCAGCTTTGGCTCAGGCTCAACCCGTCTCCGCACGAACGGTTTCGGCGCTGGCGGCATTTGGTTGCGGTAGGTGATCGGCTTGGGCTTGTAGCCGATAGGCTCGGCCTCTTCGATCTTCACGCCGGCCGCCAGGTACTGCTCAACCTGGGCGGCTAGTTCATTGGATGCTGGCCGAAGAGCTTCGACCAGGCTGAGGTGGTTGCTGATCATGATGACCTCACTTGATCCGGATTGAGCTCTCGCCGCGCTCCAGGTGAGCCCAGGATGGTTCTGGCAGAAGCTCATGCTTTGCGTCTTCACCGGCTTCCATGCGCTTGCGAACGGCAGCGTTATGCTCGCGAATCTCTTTGAGGCGCGCGGCGATGCTCTTCTTGTCCGGCGCGATCACGGTAGCCACCGAAACGAATTCGTCTGGGACGGCCTTCTCATCGTCGACGATCACTTTCTCGGGTGACAAGGCGAGGGTGATGGTAAACAGTGGTCGCTTGATCGACTTGATATCTGCAGCCTCCATGTTCCGGCGCAGGAAGTCGCCGAGTTGGCCCACGGTGTTCTTCTTGACCCGCTTGAGCTCGTTCAGGCGATCGACTTCCTTGTCGATGGCGTCGATATCGCCTTCGATGTTCCGGCGCAGCATGACGATGCTGTCAGCCTTCACTTCGAACTCCCCCTTGATACCGTCCATGGTGTCCTGGATGGCCTGGCGCAGCCCTTCGTCGTCGGTATCCGCCATGGCGGCGAGTTCGGCCATTTGGCCGGTCAATGCATAGAGTCGGGTCATGCGGCACTCTCCTGGGCATCTTCAAGGTCAGCCTTGCGGGCATCTTTGGCGCGGGTGAATTTGAGTTTGTGGCCGTCACACTCCGGATCATTCTTGCGAAGATCCAGCTTTCGCATGGCCGATTTGTAGAGCTGCTGCAGCTCGTTGAGAGACTGCGCGGTAGCGATCAGATGGAGTGTTTCGGCCAGCCATTCGCGGTACTCGGCGGCCTGGCGCTCCTTCGTTTCGATCTTGTCCTCGGCGCGCTCGATCTCGGCTTCACCAAGGCGCTCGTTGACGTAGTGAATGTCGTCATAGAGGCCCAGGCGTACGTCCGCGGAAAAGCCGAGCTGACTCAGGCATTTGCCGATAGCGTCGGTGAGAGACTTCTTCGGTGCATCGAAGTCGGTGCTGATGCTTCCGAATTTGTTTTGTGTGATGAATGGCGTGTGCCCATAGTGGGTGATGGTCTTGCGCTCACCATCGCCGCCCAGGTACCACAGGGCAACTTTGAGGGTGTGCACCTGGGCGTGAGCCAGCACACTTCCTTCCTTATTGAGCAGTGGGCCGCCGACGTCGAAGCGCTCCTCAATCACGTCGTAACCCCAGCCAGTGCCGCAGGGGCCGAACTGCTCGGTCGCGCGCTTAGCCAGGTACTGAGCATTCACCGCGGTACCGGTGAATCCACCAAGGCCGGTGTATTCCTTGGTGAACTTGGGATCGGTCTTTTCGACTTCTTCCCATAGAGCGAGGTTGGGTGCAGGCATGACTATCTCCCGTCGCGCAGGTGCGCAGCTTTGAAAGATGTGGGTTATTGGGTGAGGTGATCGGCGAGGGCGCTGATCAGCATTGCGGCAGTGCAGAGGGCAAGGGCAGGGAAGGAGCTACGCCAGTAAAGAAGGGTGATCACGACTCGACCAATGACAGCAGTCGTTCACCCAGGACGATCTTGGCGTTGGCCTGCTCCTTCTTGATGCCAGTGGCCTGGGCGACTTCGGAAAGGGAAAGACCTTCGCGACGGAGTTTCGCGCAGCGGATCGCCAGTTGCTGGCCGCGCTTGTGTGCGCCGGCGCCGCTCATTGCTGCTGCTCCAACTGGGCCACGCGATAGCGGAGAACCTGCAGCACACGGCCGCGGTAACCTGGCTCCGCATACTGCTCAACCGGCGGCCCGTAGAAGCCCCGGCGCTCGGCCAGGCTGTATGCATCACGCAGGTTGTGAGCGGTGATGTCTTCCAGTTGCTCGTCTACCAAGGTTTTGACTGGGGAAGTGGTCATGCTGCCTCCTTTCGCTGCTGGCAGATGTTCAGCAGGCGTTTGCAGTAGTGGCTGAATTCTTCGGTGGTGATCAGCTCGTCGGTGTAGAGGCGGGTGATCAACTGTTGAACCAGGACGCTCATGTCGGCCTGGCTGGCGGGATCACTGACTCCCTCCAACGCTTGGTCGATGAGAATGTGCGGGCTCAAAATCCGCACTCCTGTTCAACCCGCACCTGCTCCTGGTCAAGGGCGACGGCCTTCTCGGCATGTGACTTCAGCAGCTCGAGCGCAATGTCTTTCAGCGCTGTTTTCTTACCGAGCAGGTAGACCGCCAGGTCCATCAGCAGGCCGGAACTGCGAAAGCCCATGGCGTTGATCACCAACTGCCCGAAGGCGTCTTGCTGGTCTTCACCGTTGATCTGGCGCTGGTTCAGGTGATCCTGAACCGCCTTTGCAAAGTCGGCCTGGGTGACCTCGCCACGCTCTGAAGGGCGATAGCCCCAAGAGATCCGGTAGCCCATCAACAGACGCTCGGCGTTTGCTTCCAGCCATTCCGTTTCAGCGAGGTCTTCTTCGCTCACTGGTGGTGGCATCCGGTTGTCGTGCTCGAGCTGTGCCTTGCGTAGTGCTGACATAATCGTCTCCAGGGGGGCTGGACCAACAAAACTCGGATGCACTCGACTGCCCCACTGGTTGCCGTTGGACGTGGAGGGGAGTGCATTCGTACTTGTGTTGGGGAAGGGTAAAAGGGAAAGGGCCTGCTAAATTTCAGGGCGGGTATACATGAAAAGGAGGTCAACATGAGTTGCTCAGACAGCAGTCGTAAAGCCATCTGCAGGAGCTGTGGACACGAAGGTGTTTACACCAGTAGTTCGGATGAGCGGGGCAGAACAGAAGAGCACTGGCAGGGCTTCGAAACCGTCCCTGCAAGTGACTATGAGTATTTTCGAGGGCGGTCAGAGGCTCGTATTCCCGTGTGCAAATGCGGCAGCAAGAACATCATTATTGGAGTCCCTGTCTCGGACAGAGATAGGTAGCTTCGCATTGGGAGGATCGGGAGGTTTTTGCCAGGCTGACGTGGGGTTTGTTTATCAGCCTGTCACGCCAGAGGCTGGTAGCATCAGCACCTCTCCTCACAGCATGGAGTTGCTATGCGCCAAGTTGTTGCTAGAGCGCTGGACGTGATCGCATTAGAAAGCGATAGGCCGGAATACACAGAGGCTTTCAGGGCTGCCCAGGCAGTCGTGACTGAGTTCGGTGAGCTGAATTTGGCTGATCGGCTGTTTGCTGATATCCCAGAGTCGATCCCGTTTTTACTGGTGGCCAAACTCTTCAACCTGCTGGCCTGGCAAACAGACGACAACGGTTCGGCGATAACTCGCACCGTTGAGCGTTGGCTTGTCGAAGGTACCAATCTTCGTAAAATTCAGATCGCACTCAACCTTGATGTGTACCCATTTCCGGATGAGCACGAGATGTATCGCGTGCTGTCCGATGTGGCGATATCCCACCCGGAGGTGGCTGATAAATGCCAGCAGCTAATCAGCTCTCGGCAAAATCGGTAGCACCTGGTAAACATCCCAAAGCCCGCTCAGTGAACGGGCTTCAGTGATGCTTTCCGCCGTGACCCGCTACTGGTGGCCGTCATCGGCTTGAATCGAATGTGCCCGGCCCCGCTACTGGCGACAGGCCGGGTTTACAGAGTCAGTTTCAGGCAACTACAGAAAGTTTTCGCTCTCCAAAAACATCGTAAAACTCTATCTCAGACACATAGTTGACTGGATTGCCGTTTTCGAGACGATACGACTTCAGTCCGAGAGTTGTGCGAGGGCCGGACAACGTATTTGTTGTCACTTCATCCTGAAGTTGCAGCACGGTGTGCTTTCCGCCACTTGGATCGGTAACTTTTACAGAGCCAATTTGTTTGGTACGAATCATAAAAACCTCATCGATTTAGATGTATGGGGTGTGTCAAATGCCTGTCGTCTACAGGTTCTGGTGGTGGCGCTTTGCCGCTGCTAATCTCGGGAAGTGCGAACTCAAAGGCGAATGCCATGGACCCGAAGAATCTCGCAGTGCTGATGCAGCTCAAGCAGGCCATGGAGAAGGCAAGCCCGCCCGCTATTCCAAGCCCAGGCCTTCCCTTTGCCGCTTCTCAATGTGCCCGACGGCCCCGTGGTGTTGCCTCAGCCGCTGCCCAGCGACAAGCCAGAAGTCGAGCAAGAGCCATGGCCCGCCCGCCAAGGTGTTATCGACTGGACGAAGCTAATCACCCGAGCCGACAAAGAAGCTCAGGCCGCTGCTGATCGCCTGGCCCTGGCCAAGGTAGAGCTCGCGACCCGCAACTCAACAGCGGCATCGCAGATCGATCGCATAACCGACCGCATAGAAACGCTCGGCTATGGCATCGAATCTGGCGAAGCAACGCCTGAGGATGTGGACGAACAGGCCGCACTGCTGATTCACCTAAAAGCCTGGAAGACCTACAAGTTCGCCCTGGGCAAGGTCACCACCAAGGAAGGCTGGTATGACTCGCCAGCGTGGCCAGTGGAGCCGCCCATTCCAGAGATTGTTGCCGATCCGATGCTTGTAGCCGACGAAACAGCCTGACCCAAACCAAACGAAAACAGCCCGCCACTGAGCGGGCTTTTTATTGCCTGGAGAAAAGTATGCCGACCACCGAAACCCGCGGGGTGCGCAACCGCAACCCCGGGAACATCGACTACAACCCGGCCAACAAGTGGCAGGGCCAGCTCCCACCAAACCCAGCGCTTGAGAAGCGGTTCGCCTGTTTCGATGCGCCAGAGAACGGAATCCGCGCCCTGGGCAAGCTGCTGCTGACCTACCAGCGCAAGCACGGGCTCAAGACGGTGAAGGCGATTATCAGTCGCTGGGCGCCGGCGGTAGAGAACGACACGGCTGCCTACGTGCGGGCCGTAGAGGCAAACACCGGCACTCGGCCTGGGGCGGAGATTGACCTGGCCCAGGCCTCGGTCATGGCCGGGTTCGTCAAGGCGATCATCCATCACGAAAATGCAGGGTATGCCTATCCGGATGCGGTGCTGGCCGAAGGCGTGCGGCGGGCTCTGACATGACGCCGGTGCAGAAGCTGTTCGGCGTGCTGGTGCTGGCCAGTCTTCTGATCGCCGCCGGCGCGGGCAGAGCGTGGAGGGTGCAGGACTGGCGCTACGGCAAGCAGCTCGCAGACCTTGCACGGCGGCACCAGGATGATCTGAGTTCGATCACCAATGCTGCGAGCGCCCAGCAGCAGGCCGAGCAAGCCAAGCGCCTGACGCTCGAGCAGCGTCTGGCCACCGCCGACCAATTCCACCACCAGGAGCTGACCAATGCTCAGAAAGACCAAGCTCGCCTGCACGATCGCCTTGCTACTGCTGACCTGCGGCTGTCAGTCCTTGTCGACGCCGCGGATACAGCCAGTTGTAGCAACGTGCCTGCCACCCCCACCACCGGCGGCGTGGTTCATGGAGCCGCGCGCGCCCGACTTGACCCAGCGCATGCTCAACGAATTGTCAGCATCACCGATGCCGGAGACCAAGGACTAATCGCGCTCCGGGCATGCCAAGCGTATGTGAAGAAAATCACAACGCTTTGAAATGGGGTTTGAAAACGCCCAAGCCCTATGCAACCGTCACTCCAGATCTTTTATGAAGCGTTCAAGCGCAGGGGTTGCCAGTTTGCCATACCGGGTAGAGCCGACTTCGTTCAAATGGTGGTTATCTAGGTAAATGAGTGTGTCGTCTTGTAGAGGGATATCTTTAAAGAAACTGTCTTTTGATAGATCAAGGAAAGTGGCGTTCGGATGTGTGGCGGTCAGGTTTCTAACTTTTTCGTTAGCCTTAACCCACTCGGTATTCATTGAGGGGCGCAGGTGCATACCAAGCGTGTTGGCTCGATAGATTCTCTGTGGGTTTAGAGTCATCATGGGGACTTGAGCAAGCACCAAAACTTTTTGATTTCTTTTATCTGCTTCTGATATGAACTCATCAAGTTTCTGCATGAATTCAGTGCTTGCTGATTGATATTGCCACATCCCGGCGATGATTATTCCGGCTGCGCTAGGCGTGTATTTTTTAGCTTCTTCAATTTGTGAGTTACAAGCCGCGCGAGCCCAATCAACGATTCTCTGAGAGTCAAACCCTGGGATGGTGACACAGTTACTCGCTGAAATGACGCTAATTTTTGTGTGGGTCGCATTCCCCACGACATCAGCAAAGTAGTTGAGTTGAGCAGCATGGCTGTCCCCAACCATTAAGAGTGTTTTATTCGAAGAAATATCACCTCTTAGGCATTCACCTACAATCTTTGAATGACATATTTCAGCATCAGGTGCGTAACGAGTCAGGTTCTCAGGCAGAGGTGCTACTAGCTTTGAATTTAAGCTACTTGCAAGAAATAAGGTGCCAATGGTTGCGAAGAATAAACCCAAGCATTTTGTAATTGCCATTTTGTTGGAGTTTGCCCCCCTGAGAGGGGTCTCGATAACCTTGTAAGATATATAAGCCATAATAAATGTGGATGCTGCAAATGCCAATGTCGAATTTACACCTAGCTCATAAGCCCCAGACAGATACCGAATTAGCGCGAGGGTTGGCCAATGCCACAGATAGAGTGAATATGATAACGCCCCTACAAATACCAGTGGTTTAATGGACAAGGCTTGGTTGACAAAGCTGTCTTTGCTAAGGATCAGTAAGGCTACGCCAATACAGGCGGGTAATGCCCAAGCCCCAGGGAAGCCCCTATGCTCATTAATGAAGGCCATGCTCGAGAAAAGTAGTAATAGTCCGATGAATGCAGCGTAATTTGATTTGTTTCTTGTTTTGAGAATACCTGAGGGGATCAGGGCGATTAGTGCGCCGATTAGAAATTCAGGGACTCTGTTGGCCAGAGAAAAATAGATGGATTGACGGAATCCTTTGTGTAACTGAACTTCAGAGTAAATTGTCAAGGTGATAGCAATAATAGACAGTGTCGCTGCTATGTAGCGCCTTGGTACAATCAGCAGAAGTACGGGTAGCAGTAGATAAAACTGCATTTCAATGGCGAGGGACCAAGTGTGAAGTAGCGGTTGTTCGTAGGCGGCTGGTGCAAAGTAGTCATTCTGGCTGGCAAAGAAAGAGTTGCTTTCGAATAGCAATGCCGCTTTCGCGCTTTTTAGAAAGGATCCAAAGTCAACAGGGATCAGGAAGAAGGACGCGATAATGGCTGTAATAGCCAGTAGTGCATAGTAGGCGGGGGCAATACGTTGAATGCGGCTTAAGTAGAAGCCACTTAATGAGAAGTTTTTGTTGTGTTTTTTGCGTAGAATGATGCTGGTGATTAAGAATCCGGAAATAACGAAAAAAATGTCAACACCGATGAAACCACCGGGTAACCAGTTTTTGTTCAGGTGGAAAAGAATAACACTGAGCACAGCCAAGGCTCTCAGGCCTTGAATATCGTTTCTTAATTGTGTGCCGTTACTCATTGCGCCTCTCGGGTCGGTGTTTTGTTTTTTAAAGGGTTAGGATTTTGGTGCGCGATATTACACCACTCCCCTGATCAGGGTTGCTATCTGTGATCTTTGGAAGGTAAGTCATCGTGTATGACTGTTCGCAGGATGAAGCTGTACCTGGACACTCTGGGTATTAAGACGGCCATGGACCTGGCCAAGGACCTGGCCAAGGCCGATCGTGGATGCTGCGCAAGAAGTTCAGCGGGGTGATCGAGAAGACTGCCCGAGAACTGGCAGGCACCCCGTGCCTGGAGCTGACCCGATCCATCGAAGCAGGAGATTTGCTGTAA